GCCGGAGCGACACTTATGCGTGTTCGAACTTCTCTTTCCCAACTGCCACGAGAACAAGATGTTCCCGATGCAGGTGCGAAGTAGTCGTTCCAGTACGCATTAAGTATCTGGTGTCTGATGACCGCACAGGTCTTCAGCTTAGCTGGTATGATGTTCCTATGGGCATTAATATAATCCCCAAAAGAACCACACCAATCTAAGAGCCACGACCAGGGCATTGCTTCCCAAGCTGACGCCAACATGTCTACTGACAATGGTGACGCCAGTCCAAGAACAGCCCGTCGAGCTACACTACGTAGTTCCTCATCAGTCTCCAACTTGAAGATATCGTTCGACATGTCCGGTTTCCACCGGCAATGTCCCGTTATCCTAAGATGGGTCGATCTTTCTATCCCAACGTTAACTACTTCGTTGGTAGAGTTCAGTCGGGCTACTTCACCCGTGCTGGACTTGATCGATTTGAAGAGTTCTACGGTCCGCCTGTAGCCACCAGGGTTATCTCTAAGCCTCTTGATAACTTTGACACGTCTGTCGACATGTTCATTGAAATCAGTCAGCTTAAAGAGATCTCCAACCAGCGGTGCAATTCCGAAATGATATCGGAGATTGTTGCTGGCAATTGCCTTATAGACACCTTTACCTATGGTGTCCTTTAGCAATTGAGAGATATCGCCCAGTTCGAAAAGCGTCGCCGGTATGTCCACTATTGGACGTGACGGCGAAGTACGCGCTGCAGCTTTCGCGGCAGCAGCGCCATTCGATGGTGCTTCAGGAAAGTCGTGCTGACCAACAAATAGTGGTCCTGGTAGGTTGCTACCTACCCAGTTCTCGAAATAGACTCCTTTGAGTCCAGCCGAGTTCTGTAAGACTCCACCTTCATATTTCCATCTATCGATGGTAAGAGGGTGACAGTCCCCAGGCGCGATCTCATCAGTACACGTTTCCGTGTGCCTGCTAAGATATCCCTGATTGGCCCACACCCCGAATCTAAAGGTTCTACCCTCCGGTTGGACGGGTATATCCCTAGTTCGGATTCGTTGTGTCATTACGCTCAGCTCCTGTTAGAGGAAAGTCCATTCCTAGGGGATAATATCCTCATGGATAGGACTGTGAGGGACCTTATTTAAG